GCTAATCGTAAGATTGGCAACTCCAAGTTCGACACTTGGGTCTGGACAGAGCCACTGGAGTCCGTCTTCCCCTTTGGGGACTACGCTCTTCCAAGTGCTAGATACTCTATGGAGTATCTACCTTATGTGGACTACCTCGAACCCGGGCGAGAGCTTCCTGTCAAGGTAGTTCTCGTTCCTAAAACGCTCAAAACGCCTCGAGTTATCGCCGAAGAGCCCAGCTGGAACATGTTCGTCCAGCAGGGACTCCTGGCATCACCCAAGGAGGCAATCGAAGGTGTTTCTCACCTTCGAGCCTTGGTCGGATGGGACGATCAGGTTCCTAACCAGGACCTTGCTCGTCTCGGGTCTCTTGAGGGTAACCTAGCTACGCTAGACCTCAGCGAGGCGTCCGACCGCGTTTCGAATCAGCATGTAATGGCCCTGCTTCGCAGGTTCCCCCTCCTCTCGGAGGCGGTCCAGGCCTGTAGGTCCACAAAGGCTGATGTAGATGGTCAGATCATTACGAACCTGGCCAAATTCGCGTCTATGGGTTCGGCTCTTACGTTCCCGCTCGAGGCAATGGTGTTTCTTACCATCATTGTCTACGCGCTGGAAGAAGAGTCCAACACACGACTGTCGACGAAGGATTATAAATCCCTAGTCGGCAAGGTGCGCGTCTACGGTGACGACATTATTGTCCCCGTAGACAAAGCCGAGTCCACCGTGGCAGCCCTAGAGGCTTTTGGCCTCAAGGTAAACCACAGCAAGAGTTTCTGGACTGGTAAGTTCAGAGAATCTTGTGGAAAGGACTATTACGCTGGTGAAGATGTTTCAATCTTCAAGATGCGTAAACTGTTCCCTTCAGGTGGACCAGGCGCTCACCGGCGAGAAGCACCAGAGATCGAGGGTCTTTACAACCTCCGGAACCAGGCCTACTGGCATGGTTACTGGATTGTTGCTAGACGTCTCGACAAGGTGATCCAAGACTTGAGGTTTCCGAACCCTAATGTCTTGGTTACTTCGCCCGTGATGGGGCGGAACAGTGTACTTGGATATTCAATCTCCAAGATGCACGAGGATCTACAAGTCCCCTTGGTTAGAGGATTTATGGATTCCTCCAGTTCACCGAAAAACTCCGTGAACGGTGTTCCTGCTCTGTTTAAGTGTCTCTCAAAGGTTTCGGACAAGCCGTTCGAAGACCCTCGGCACTTGGAGCGTTCTGGACGCCCGCTAGTGCGTACACTCAAACTAGCCTCTGGCACCCCCTACTAAGTTACATAAGGGGTGGGGGCCGAAAGGCCCCGTTGGGAGCATGTGCTCCCTGGGTGTGGTGG